CTGGTTAAAGAGTTCGGGAACGTGGTGATCTTTACTGCTGAAGATGACGAAGCTGAGATGCACAGGCGGGTTGAGCGGCTTGATCCATTTGAAGAACGGCGTGCTACAACCATGATCTAAAGATTGTATCGCTTCCGAATGTTGGCGGTGTGTTTGCAATCATGAACGAGTCCAACGGTAAGTTTGGAACAACAGCAGAGTTTGAGAAGATATACGAACAAATCTTGCAGATGAGTAACCTAAAGCTGATTGTGTTCGATCCGCTGGCATCTTTTGTCCATGCAGATGTAAATGCTGATCCTGCTGCGGGGGCTGCTTTGACAGGTCTGCTGGCTAGGATGGCAACAGAAACAGGTGCATCTGTACTGGTTTGTCACCATATGACGAAGATCAAGGACAACGCTGTAATCAAAACACCCGAAGAAGCTCGTAACCTTATTCGTGGTACGACTGCTCTTGTGGATGGGGTCAGGTCTTCATTTGCGTTATGGCAGGTTGATGCTCAACGCGGCAAAAAGACTTGTGAGCGGCTAGGTCTACCATATCAGCGTAACAGTTGTTTCGATGGCGCTGTAGTCAAGTCTAACGGCCCAGCCAGTAGAAATGTTCGGCATTTTGTACGAGATCCAATGACTGGGCTGCTAAATGATCGCACCGAGGAAATCAAATCACTTAACAGCGGTACAGTTCTTGAGATGAAGCTGGATGCTATGGCTGATTGGATTATTCATTGTGAGCGCGAAGGCGTGGCTCTAACTCATATGAGTGGCAACAACGGAGTTCATAAGCGGTCAGAGGACGCTGATGCTCCTGAGATACTGCAAGGCATCGGGAAGCAGACACTAGAAGGATATGTTCGTAGTCTACAACAGGACAATCGGATTGATAAATTCCAGTTGACGGCTACAGGCGGCAGGGTATGGCTCGGAGCAGTTGATGGGCCTATGAGTCGGGGTGAATACGAAGCGGTAACGGCGAGGGATAACGTATGAAAAGGGCGGAAGTGCTGGACACAGCAAAAAAGTATGTAACGAAGGACAGAGCAGCGGATCATGGCGCTATGGAGGATAATTTCCGAACAATTGCTCGTTATTGGTCAGTTCACCTGGGTATCGAAGTCAGCCCAACAGATGTGGGTGTGTTGATGAGTCTGCTTAAAATTGCTCGTATTAAAAGTAACGTGAATCACGAAGACAATTACATTGATGGCTGCGGATACCTTGCTTGCGCCGCAGAGTGTGAAAATGATGCAGGATAAAAACCAGACAAACTACATGGATAAAGACTTAACGAATGTATCTAGCGGTTCGCGTAGACGATCTGATGCAATCCAAGGGATGGATAGAGCCTATAGAGATTATGTTGAGGCAAACAAAGTCGCATGGGATAGAGCAACACAAGGAATGCCAAAAGATGCGTTTGCCGACAATGTGCCTGATGACATTGATCGTGATGGCACAGTCAGGCCAGGACCAACCCATGTGCCGTCCAGAAGCATATTAGAAGATTTCTAAATAACGGCTAATTAACCTTAATTAACCATTATTGATATTTGCTATTGACAAGTATGCAATCACTTCTTATATCTGTTATCAGGCACTATCAATGGAGGTTTCAAATGTTTAACTTTACAGCAAAGCGGGTAAAAGCGGGTGTTCCAATATGGACTCTTTATAAGGATGATATTTTTGATATTGGTTGCATGACAATATTTGATGGCGAAGGCGTTGTTGCTACTATCGAACTTGCTATGTCAGACGCGGCTGAGTTTCGCGGCGCAGATGTATCTGAGGTTTTAGCAAAATGTCGTGCCGCGTTTGAGGAAGATTATTCAGATATGTTAGCTGAAAATCGTGCGGAGCGTTTCGCGGAAGCTGGTTTAGCCGCTGTTGTTGGCGGGATGTCTAAAGAAGACGCTTATCATGTTGCTTATTCAGCGATGGGAGAGGCGTAATGGCTAGGCCATTAAACTATCTGGAAGCACAGGCGTTGCTTAATCAAACGATCAACGCCGTGCATAGTCTAATTACCAGCGATGCCACCGAAGCCGAAGTTGAGTTGTTACTTGGCGCGGCAGGTGGATTGCAGGAAGCGCAGTCAATGTTGATTAAGGCAAGGTTGAGGCTAGAGAACGATGACAGTTAAACGTATTGAAATGGCATTGCACGTTATGGAATTAGCGGCGCGGCACAAGATCAGGGTTTCTTATCAAAGCCTAGATGAGTCAGAGCCTAGATATTGGGCAAGACGCAATCCGCGTGAGATACAAATCCGTCCAACCAAAAACACTGGATACTATGTATCTGCCTTGCATGAAATTGGGCATATCGTAGGCAAGCGTCAGGGCGATAATATCACAAGGCTAACGCAGGAATTGTACGCTTGGATATGGGCAAAGAAGAACGCCTTGGTCTGGACTGATACCGCAGAGCGTATCATGCGTAAAGCAATGGACAGCTATGGCTGGAAACAACGTCAGAAAGACATATGGGAGAGGGTGTAATGGCTAGTTCATGGGATGGCGTTGAGCGTATGGCTGATGACATGAAAAACCGTAATTTGGTCAAGGAAGAAGACAGTCCTGTTCTGGCGAACATGGTGCAAGCGGCTTTGGCTGAACCGAAGAAGGGCTTTGCCGTGTATACTGGCGGCAGTGTCGCTGAAGCCATGAGGCGAAATATGCAAGCTGATATGGCAACAATGCAAAAATTTATGGTGGACAATACGCTTCTGGACGAGATTGTTAAAGCGTCTTTTGTTAAGCCGCAAACATTGCTTGCGATGTTGCATAGGGCTATGCCGTGCTTTGATAGCATGTGGATAGAGTGGGATGAACAAGCGCGTAGGACTTCAAGAAAAGACGCTCATGATAAATATACCCCAGACATGTACATAAAGTTTGATGACGATGTTAAAGGGAAACGCACTGGTTATCATATCCGCAGGGTAAATGACAAAATTGTTTATGCTAAATATGGCATTACAATACATGAAGGTTCAGAACGCATTGCGGCTTACCCTATGGGGTTTGAAATTTCCAATGGAGACAGGATATTTTCTGATAAAGCTACAATGCTTGAAACAAATTTTAATCAGGAAACTTCTGATATTATTTTCGCGCCTTGGTATTACGCAAAGTATAGCAAAGATCCTGTTCAAAGAGAGTTCTTGGACGAGATTATGTGCAAGTGTGGACTTATCCAAACGGCGGCTATGCACTGGTCTATACCAGCACAAAAGTTCAAAATGGGCTGGGAACCAAACGAAATGGCTGAGTTGGTCAAACGTAATTTTTCTGCTGATCAGGGCAAATATGGAATGGGCGATGTCAGGTTTCTGATCGCGTTACTTAGTACGCTTAATTACGATCAGGTTATCCATCTAAACACAACGCCGCCAAAAAAGATTGACCATATACGCTTTGGGCGTGTGGTTCCAAAGAACGAATATAAGGTGGTAACAATCCAGTTGCCCAAGCCTCGTGGTGTAAAGATCTATGAACAGATGTTTACAGGGCATGGAACGCCTAAGAGGGAGCATTGGGTAAGAGGACACCACAGGCGCATTAAAGGACGTAGTGAGCCAACGTGGATACCGCCTCATATAAGAGGCAATTCTGATCTTGGTACTATTATCCATGATTATAAACTAGAAGCTAAATAAGGGCAAAAGGAGAGAGCAATGCCATATTACGCATTAGTGAATGAAAACCACTCAACAATGGGACTGGAGAGTGTTGAAGAAGTCAAAAAATTTGTGGCAATGGGTTTGAAAAATCGCCATTGGCCTCAAGGTGACTCTGGTTCTGATGGAACATGGGACATGGTTGAGGTCTATGATATGAAGATAAAGCCTAATGGTAGGCGTGATCTTGTGACAAAATACTTTCACAAAGATGGTGAAATAGAAGAGGCTGATGAATCAGCTTCATTGATCCATACCCATGCGAAAGATGACATATACAAAATGTTCGGCATGAGCAATGTGAATGATCGTGTGCAGGATCCAGAAAATTTATTCGTGGATATTACGATGATTGTAGATCCAACAACACTTTCAGATGATGGCTCATTTGCTATGAATTTTGAAAAAAACTACCTTGATGACAATGGCAGCGAAGACGCTGAAGAAAAAACAATATCACGCATTCTGGATCACAGGATGTTTGATATTATCATTGATGTAGTCAGCAAGGACTTTGTTGATAATCACCTTGATGGCAAAAATGTTCTGAAAATAGAATATGGTGTTAAAGGCGCAACATTTATGGATGAGGATACATATATCCAAGGATGGATATACAACCAACAAGGCAAACTTATTGAACAACATGGATACCCTAGAAAGGGGTTTTAAATGAACGTACTTAGTTTGTTCGATGGTATGTCGTGTGCAAGGCTGGCTCTTGATAGGGCTGGCTTGCCTGTCACCAGTTACTTTGCCAGCGAGATTGATAAGTATGCAATCACAGTTGCGAAGGCTAACTACCCAGATACAGTTCATCTGGGCGATGTAACGAAGATTACAGCAGGTGATCTGCCAGCAGTTGATCTATTGATCGGCGGCAGTCCGTGTCAGGGATTTTCGTTTGCCGGAGGCCAGTTGGCGTTTGATGACCCGCGCAGCAAATTGTTCTTTGAATTTGTTCGTGTTCTGAAAGAATGCAAACCGAAGTATTTCCTGCTGGAAAACGTCAATATGAAGCAGGAGTTCCAAGATGTCATAAGCGAACAATTAGGGTGCAAACCCGTGGATATTAATTCCAATATTGTCAGCGCACAAAACAGGCGAAGACTGTACTGGACAAATATTCCCGTCAGGTCGTTGCCGGAAAACAAGCGCATATACCTAAAGGACATATTGGAAGATGGCTTTACAGACCGCGATAAAGCGCATTGCGTGGATGCTAATTACTTCAAGGGCGGCAATCTAAAGTCATACTTTGAAAAGCATAGGCGGCAGTTGGTGTTTGATTTTGAAGAAAACACAGACAGTTCTGGCTTAATACTGGCTGGAGAAGCTGATCTGAAGGGGCATGACTACAACAGACGTGTG